ACGAGACAGAGCCCAAGATCGGCATCTCCCCCCGCAACTGGCGCAGGGACACGTCGAAATCGGACTTCCGGCCTATGGTGTTGCGGTTGATCTCGCGCTGCCGTCCGGGCCCGAGCGGAACGCGAACCACCTCTGTCGCCAAGGAATACTCGCCCGTTCCGGGGATCAGCGCGACCGCCGACAGCAGGCTTCCCAGCGTCACACTGCCCGGCGCATTCACCGCTTTTGCGCCGCGCACCACCTCAAAGCTGAACTGCGGCACTCGGTTGCCAAAGGGCGCCAGCGGCAAATCCTCAAACACCACATAGGCCGTGCCGCGAAAGGCCGGGGCCCGATCTGCCCCTTCGACAGCGGCGATCTTGGGATCGGGCAACTGTGCCTCGTCCCCGGTGTAGACATGCATCGCATAGTCATCGGGGTCGATCTCGATCCCATCCGCCCAAACCCGCCCGACCCGCAAAATCGGGCCTTCGCACAAAGCGACGGCGAGGCTGACGGAATAGCTGTACTCCTCAACCTGCGCGCGGCGGGGGGCACCCTTTCCCCCGCCGCCGCCCTCATCCCGTGCCACGATGTCTTCGCGAAACCGCGAGGCCCAGATCACCTGCCCCCCGATGCGAACACGCCCCCAGACACGCGGAATTGCAGTCCCCTCACTGGCCCCCATCATCCGGAACCGGTCAATCTGCCCCGTTCGCACCGGTTCGGACCCCGAGGCAAAGAGCCGCTGATCAATCACCTGCCCCAGCGTTGCCCCAACCGCGCGACCGATCACCGCCCCGGTCAGACCAAGCACCGTTCCCGTCCCGAAACTTGCACCGATTGCGGAACCCGCCGCCGCCAAGACCAGCGTTGCCATTGGTGATCACCCTTCAAATGGAAAACGAAACCGCGCCACGATCCGGCGCGACCAGGCCGCGCTCAGCGGGCTTTCGACCACCCCGTGGCCGGTATAGGCATGAATGACGGTCGGCCCAGACGCCCCGCTTCCAGCAAAGCCCAGATGCTTTGCCACGGCGCCCTCACGCATGCGAAACAGCAAGATATCCCCATCGGCGAGCATCGGCCCCGCCGGAACCAACCACCGCAGCGCCGCCGCCCACAGATCCTCACGGCCCGAGGCTTCGGACCAGTCCCGCGTGTAGGATGGCACCGCTTCAGGTTCTTGCCCCAGTACATCCCGCCAGACGCCCCGCAACAGACCCAGACAGTCACACCCCACCCCGCAGACCGAGGCTTGGTGAACATAGGGCGTGCCCAACCAAAGCCGCGCCTCTGCGATCACCCGCGCCCCGCTCATGGCCCGTTCCGGCTGCCACCGTCTTTCAGGTCGGCGCGGGCAGGAACAGCGGTGACCCAATCATCCCCCGGAATATCGGGAAAGCCGCGAAAATTCAGGAAGTTGCCGAACTTTTCCCGACAAGTGCTCGCCTGCCGGTCGCATCCGGCCTCAAGCCGCACGGCATCATTGGGCTGTGGCATGACCCCCGGCTCACGCCACAGATCAATCCGGCGTGCCAGCGGCAGGCCACGATCCGCCTTGATCGGCACGCTCAACCCCTGCGCCGGTCCGTCCAGAAAGACCGCCCGCCCGTGCTGAAACCATCCCGCCAGATAGGGAACTTCCGGCGTCACGACGCAGGCCCCGTCCAGCATAACAGCAACCCGCGTCACCACAGACCACTGCGCCTCGGACAAGACCACTCCGCAGCGCCGATCCCCCAGAACGGCCGAGCAATCGCGCTGGAACACCCGGCGTTGCGGGCGGTTCAACGCCTCGGTCAGGCCGCGCAATTCGGCGCGGAACTGCCCACCCGATTGTGAAACCTCTCCGACAGTACCGCGAAACTGCAAGACGCGCTCTGCCGTGTTCGCCCAATTCACCAGCCACAGCCGCACGTCCGCATTATCAAACCGCCCCGCACGCAAATCCGTTTCTGAGACCGAGGCATCAGACAAAGCGCCAACCGCCTCACTGTTATCGACGGCCAACCCGGTCGATTGCGCCAGCGCGCGTGCACTCAGCCCGCTACCCGCGCGGAACAGCACGCCTTCAAACCACAGATCAAGGTCATGATCGGTAAACCCAAGCACCACCCCATCCGTTCGCGTGACCGCCCAACAGCGGCAGACCGTCGTGCATCCCGTGGCCAGATGTTGATAAAGCGTCACAGCCGCACCTCCACCACCGGAACTGACGGCACATCACCCGCATGGAAGGACGCGATCGACACGGCGATGCGATCCGTGTCGAACCGCACTGGCACATCAAACTCGAACCCCGCCGTGATCCGCGTCCCCAAATCAGGCGGGTCCACAAAATGCACAACGCCCAAGGCGGCATCGACGGCGTAATCCACCCCCTCCATCTTCACATCCTCGGCCACCGCAACCTGCACCGTCCCCGCCACAGGCTTTCGCACCGGCCGCAGATACTCAGCCGGACCTGAGACATAGCGCTTGGCCAAGGGAAACAGCCGATTCACCCCGTCCCCGATCCCGATCAACTGATCCTCTGCCGAAATCATCCGCGACGGTGGACTGGACCGGAAATCCGCCCAATCCTTCCAGCGAAACCCGAACAACTGTCCGCGCCGCGCCTCAAAGAACGCGACCAGCGTTTCCACGTCATCCAGTGACCGCAGGCCCAAGCCCGCATCATAGCGCCGCCGCCCATGCGCCCAGGGCGCGTTGCGTTCCTCAAACCCGTTGGCCAGCGTGACGATATCCGTGCGCCGTTCCGGCCCACCGACCGAGCCGAAGCTCAGATTCGCTGGAAAGCGTATCTCATGGAATGACATCTTGGCCCCTCAACGGTTACGTTGCCCCCGCGCCAACGCGCGGGCGGCCTGTGCGGCGATCTGGCTTTGGCTGCGCTGAAAGCCCTGCACATCAGGCGTCGTGATGTTCATCACCACCGACACCGGACGCCCGCCGCCGCCCGCCTGCACGCCCAAGCGCCCATCCGGACCGCGCGCCAGCGGCATGATCGCCTCCGGTCCCGCCTCGCCCATCAGCCCGCGCCCCCCCCGCATCGGAAAGCTGGTGGCCTGCGTAACAACACCCCCTTGGGCAAACGGCATCACCCGCCCCTGCGAGAACGTGCCCCCATCGGCAAAGGGCATCAGCCCCGCAAAGACCGAGTTGATCCCATTCGCCAAAGCCCCGCCCAGCGCGTTCTGCACGGGTCGCATCGCGGAGTTGTAAATGCTGGCCGACATGCCCGCCGCCACCTGCCGCAGCGCATCCGACAGGCGCAGCCCGTCAAACACCACTCCGTCAAAGGCGCGTTTCAGCCCTGACCCAAAGCTGCCCGACAACGAGGCCACCTCGCGGTTTGTCAGCAAGATCGTCTCACCCATCCGCGCCAGCGCGCCATCAAAGGCCGCTGTCATCCCGGCGGTATTGGACAGGCGCGACTCCAGCGCGTCGAGTTGGTCTTGAAGCGTCTCGATCGTCTCCATCCCCGATCCGTCCTTTCACATCCGGAAAAGCGGCGGCCAGTTCCTCCAGCCGCGCCCGCGTCAGGGGCGAAGTGCCTTGCTCCGCCCCCAGCATCATCCGCAACTCAAGCGGGGTCAGCCGCCAGAAGACCTCCGGCGTCAGGCCAAGGCCATGCAGCCCCGACCGCATCAAAGCTGGCCAGTCGATCTTTGCCGCCATCAGTCCCCCGGCAGCGCAAAGGCCCGCGCCAAAAGTTCCGCCGCCGCCCGCGCTGCTGCCACCGGCCCGCCCGCGATATCAACGGTGCGCAGGTCCGCCGCAGTCCCCTGCCAGCCACCGCCACGCAAACCCGCCACGATCAGCGCCAGCACATCCCGGCTGGAAAACCGCCCCGTCTCGAACCGTTCGGCCAGCGCCGCCAGACTGTCGGCCCCAAGGGCACTTTCCAACTCGGCCAGCGCCCCCAGCGTCAGCTTGGCCACCTGCGGCTGCCCGTCCAGATGCAGCACCACCTCACCCGCATAGGGATTGGCCATCAGAGCGCCGTGAACAAAAGCTGCCCGGCCGAGGCCAGCGTGACCTCATAGGTCGCCTCGCCATTGTGGCTGCCCGCATATTCCAGCGCCGTGATCATGAACGGCCCTTCGACGATGCCGAAATTGGGGATCACCACCTGAAACTTCGGCACTTCGCCATCAAAGAAGATCTGCCGCGCACGTTCATCCGTCGCCGCATCCCGAAAAATGCCAGAGCCAGAGATCGCGGCCGACTTCACCCCCGCCCCCGACAACAACTCGCGCCAGCCCCCCGCACTTTCCAGTGAGGTGACATCCACCGTCTCGGCGTTGAAGGCGATACGCGTCGCACGCAGCCCCGCCACGGTTTCAAATTGCCCGTCCCCGGTCTGATCGACCTTCAACAGCAGGTCTTTGCCATTCTGCACGGCCATGCCGTTCCCCTTTTTGCGAAATCAGATTTCAATGCGGATGCGAAAGCTCAGGTCGATCTGGCGCGTGGCCCCGCCGTCCAACCGTCGCGCCACGGCGCGGCGAAAGGCGATGGACACCACCCGCCCCTCGGTCAGGGTCAAGGCTGGCTCCTCCAGCGCAGCGCAAATGCCTGCCGCAATTTCCTTGGCCGCCAGAAACCCGGCAGCGGTCGAGATCACGCTCAGCGTCACCCGATGCTCCGCCCCGGCCCCGGTCTTGTCGGAGGCATCCGACACCTCTTCCGGTCCGATCAACACAAAGGTGTCGGGAACGGGGTCCACAGGCTGGGCATCGACGACAGCCACCCCTGCCAAAGCGGTAGCCCCGCTTAACCGCGTGAAGAGCGCCGCTTGCAGGGCGGGTGCGGCAGCGTAACTCATGCCCCGTCCTCCTCGATGCACTGGCAAGTCAGGTAAAGCCCGCGCGGGTCACGCTGTTGGACGGCTTGGATCGGATAGGTACGCCCGCCTTCCCGGAACCGCTTTCCTCGTTCAGGGCGGGCCGGATCACCCTCACCCGCCGCGCGAACGATCACCTTGACCGGTTGGACTGGCACCACACGCGCGCCATCCACGACATCGCGTGCAGCACCGATCTCTAGCGATGCCCAGACCGTGCCAAGTGCCTGCCAAACCGACACAAAGCCGCCAGCCCCATCCGTCGTGCGAGCCTCGGCCTCCAGCGTCAGCCGCCTGTTCAAATGCGGGCGGATCATGCGGCACCCCCACCCAGCAGGCGCACCGTCCGCCAGCCTTCGATCAGGCTCAGGACAGTCTTGGGCAATGCCGCCTCAACCATCCCACCATCATGACGATGCTCGTAAAACTCTGCCGCCAGCAACAACACCGCCTGCCGCAGATCGGCAGGCACCGTGGCCCATGCCCCAAACCCGGCATCAAACAGCACTTCAGCCACGCCCCCATCCGGCACTGGCGGAAAGGACAGCGAGACCGGCTCCAGCTTTGGCCGCTGGCTGTCCCGCCGCAGACGCCACAGCGCAGCGGACAACACGACACGCGCGCCTTGCGCATCGACAACCGCCACCTCAATCACGGCACTGACCGGGGCCAACGGCAACGCCTGTGCGCCCCCGCCATCCCGCCAATGGGCAACCTCCCAACGGAACCGACGCGAGATCAACGCCTTGCCGATCCGCCCCTCGATCACCGCAAGGGCCGCCCGCACATGACTGGCCAAAAGCCCATCCTGCAATCCGTCCGACGCAAATCCCGTGCCCAGACGCAGATGCGTCCCCAGTTCCGCCACCGGCAGGGCCGTGCCCGGCACCGGCTCAAGTTCAACCAACATCCCCGCCTCCTATTGCCGTCCCACCGAAAGACGCCCGGCCCCGCCAACGGGGACCGGGCCTGATCAATTAGGACACCGCAATCTTCAGCAGTTTGATGGCCGCAAAGTCGGTGACATCGCCGCCCACCCGCTTGCTGGCGTAGAACAGCACATGCGGCTTGGCGCTGAACGGGTCGCGCAGGATGCGCAGGTCCGGGCGTTCCGCGATGGTGTACCCGGCGCGGAAATCGCCAAAGGCGATGGCATGGGCACCCGCCGCGATATCAGGCATGTCTTCGCAGACCTGCACCGGATAGCCCATCAGACGCGCAGGTTCCCCCGCCGCCAGACCATCGGACCACAGGAAACGCCCATCGGCATCCTTCATCTTGCGCACCGCGCCCGCCGTCTTGGAGTTCATGACGAACACCGCATTGGCGCGGTAATCCGCCCCCAGTGCATAGACGAGGTTGATGATGCAATCGGCCGCATTGATTGCGGCAAAGTCCCCCGCCGCCCCCGTGGGCACATAGCCAAGCGACCCCCAGACCCAGGCCGCGTTCGCCACCTTGGGCGCGGTCAAGAACCCGCGCGGCTTGTCCACGCCATCGCCGTTGACAAAGGCCGCCGCTTCCGCCCGCTGAAAGCGTTGCGCGATCTTGCCCGCAAGCCAGCCCTCAACGTCAAAAGCGCTGTCATCCAGCAGGCGCTGGCTGGCCTTGGGCATTGCCGACAATTCGTGCAGCTGGATCTGGATGCGGTCGAGCAGCGGCGTCGCCGTCTCGCCCGTCGCCGTGGCTTCCGTGGCCCAGCCCGACCCAACCTCGCTGCGGTCGATCAGCACGTCGAACGACGCGGCCTCAACCTCCACCACCGACGCCACCGCGCGCAGCGAAGCGGTCGACAGCAGCATCGACCGGATGGCCTCTGCCGTGTCGCGGTCCACCAGATAACCGCCATCGGCGGCGACCGCCGCGGACAGGGCCTTGCCTTCCAGCACCAGCCCACGCAGCCCGTCGTCATCGCCCGAGCGCAGATAGGCATCGAACGCCTTGCGGTGCGGTGCGGCAGTGTCCACCGCCCCGGTCAGCACCGGGCGGCCATGATGTGTCGTCTTGCGGTCCAGTATCGTCATGCGGTCATCCTGTTGTTGCAAACTGACTTTCACTTCCCCCTGAAACGCCTTGAACTCGTTCAGGAATCCTTCCACGGCGGCCCGAAGCCCCGGGACCGTTGCTTGTTCGTCCATCGCTGTCCTCCGTTCAGTCCCGGCGCGCCGCCAAATCGGCCCGCGCCGCCTCGAAGGCGCGGGCGATCTCTGCCAACGCCGTTTCGATCTTGTCGCCCTTCACCGCGACCCGCGCTTCGGGCAGCATCGGGAAGGTCACCAAGGACACCTCCCACAACTCCACCTCGGCCAGCAGGCGCCGCCCCTTGGCATCGCGGTCAGCCTTGATCGTGCGATAGCCGATTGACAGCCCGTCAATCGCCCCCGCCGCCAAAAGCGCCGCCGCCTCGCGCCCACGGGCAAGGTCGGTCAGCACCCGCCCCTTGACCCACAGCCCATGGGCATCCTCGCAGATCTCATCCCAGACGCCCAAAGGCTGGCCCGGATCATGCTGCCACAGCATCTTGACCCGCCGCCCTTCGGCCCCCAGCCGCTTCAGACTGGCGGCATAGGCCCCTGCCAAGACGATATCCCCGCCCTGATCCGCCACCCCAAAGACCGAGGCATAGCCCTCGATCACCGCGCCATCGACGACCGTCAGCCCGGCCTTGGGCCTATGGTCCTTATGTTCCAACTCCATGCCTCACCTCATTGCCGCGTTCAGAACC